CAAATTTGAGGGTGTCATATAAAATATGACATGTCATATAAAAATTATGACACCTCTTTTTAATTATCTATATATATATCAATAATATATATATAAGATGTCATATTATAGGGGGGGGTGGGGGGCAAAGCATTATTATAGGTTTGCCTCCCACCCCACTACTTTTTATGACACCTTCATAATAACTATCTGTTTTATTTATCAATTTTTAAAAATAGATGTCATATATGAATTATGACACCATGACACCATTGAAATAACTTGTTGATTTAACGAGATATTATTCCCAGAAACTGTCATGCGGTTATTTATGACACCTTCTATTTTTTTACTCTGGAACATAATAAAATCCTGTGACTTGGCCTGATGTGGTTGTGAATGGTTTGAACATAATTCTTTCGGCAACCACCATAGAATCGAGAATATCTTTCAGGTTTTTTGAAACTAAGCCTTGTCCAGGGCCTCGCTGGATGTCCCGGATAGTTGCGCCTTGAACTCCATATTTTTTTATATTCTTTTCTGAATATGCTTTAATGCCTTTAAGGATTTTGTTTTTGTATCTGGATACATCAGAATCAGAAACGTTATCTTCCACCTGCCTAATGACATTTGAAATAATAAAATCCATCATTGAACAACAATATTCAACGACTGGCAGTGGAACCTCGTGAGTGTTTGGGCCTCCATCGGAAAAAGCTTTAACCAATGATGTTTTTGATGCGTGTTCAGCGGCTCTGGCATAAATGGACGAAATGCCTGTTGTGTTTCGTTTGTGTTTGTTTTTTAAATTGTGGTATTCGAGCGCCCAACCATCGAAAAAAGACTGAGCTTGTTTTGTTTTAGGAATAATATATGGGATTGGTTTGTAAAATTGTGGATTGTCACCAGATGATCTATCAATTTTAGGCTCTATTGCACACAGTGCATTTATTGCTGCAATTATTTCTACTGGATGTGAAAAGTCTTTTTTATAATGTGGCAACGGTGCGTCTGTTTGATCCTCAAATATGATTTGCCTTGCGAGAAACCCACTGGATACCTGGCCATTACTCATGGCGTCCCAAAATGCCTCTGGGGGACTGGCACCGTAAAAACTCATGTGATGATATGGTAGCATGATATTATTTTGAGTGTTGGCGTATCCCTTTGATTCTGCACGATCTGTCGATGTAAAAAGTTTTGTCATCATGCGGGGAATACCAGCTTCGGGGCTTGATGGGTTTTTCAATCCGGCCAGTACAGCGCCAACTTCATCTACATAAAATATTGATACTGGAGAAGCGACGAGTGATTGAAGTATTGCGGTTGGGCTGGTGAATTCTGATGGAGCCAATATTTTTGAGGCATGAGACAGCGAGATCATATTTTGGAGATAGGACATGACACCTGATTTACCAGTGCCGGAATATCCAAGAGACATAATATAAAAATTTGTTCTAAGTCCTGTTTCTGTCATAACCTTTTGACCTAAAACAGATCCTATTGTTGCGAATGCTGCACCCAGGGAAAAAAACGGTACTGATGCGGCGGAACATTTCTCAATACTAATCATCATGTCTTGGATAAGTCCACCAGGATTTAACAGATGTTCCGGTATTTTATCGGTTTTTGGATGAATGATGGTTTGTTTTTTTGGCTCAACAAATATTTTCAAAACAGCATTATCACCGAATTCATTCGCTAAATCATTAAAATCAGATCCGGATGTTTCAGGCAAAAACACTTTTGCACTAATAACTTCTCCGGCAATAGTGGCCTTTGATGCGCCAATGTTATCATGCTTTTTAATGTCATTATCGCCACAGATAATGATGGTTGACTCAAGGTTTTTGGATTTAACAAACTGAGCAACTGCAAGGATGTTTCCTGCCGAGAACGCGCAATAAACGGAATGGCCTGTACACCTATGAAGAGTTGCGCCGGTTGCATAGCCTTCACAGATTAAAATGGTTGAACTGCCTTGGATGATAAAAAAGCCACCTTTCATTTTACCTTTGGGTAGGTTTTTTTTATCACCTGATGGCCTGATGTATTGTAAAGACTGGACTTGAAAAGATTCTGATAGAACCGGGATTACCAGCGAATTACCGGCCTGTTTAACGCCAGGATACGCTGTAATATTCTTCTTAATAAGGTACGCATGTTCAGAAGGTGTTTTAGAAGCTGCATAAATTTCTTTCGCTGATTCGGCAGCTCTTGCATATTCAGCATCCTGTTGATTTTTCCTGTTTATCTCAGCCTGCGCCATAAATGCCGTGGCCTGCATTTGATCCAGGTATCCAAGATTTGAATATTCATCAGATACCCACTTGACGCTTGTTCCCTTCCTCCAATCCCCGAAAAATCCAACTGGTACAGGGCCGTCAGTATGAAAACAATACCAACCAGATTTCCCATGCACCCTGCCAGTGCCGTTTTCGACTGGATACCGATGAATAATACCATCTGCAATGATGGATTTTGGAGGTGTTTGTCCGGCCTGTATCATGGCGGATGTTATGTTAGATAAATTCAGCATTGATGTTTTATTTCACTTAGGTTTGCGCGTGCTGAAACAAGACGTAAAACAGCTCTTTCATTATGAAAGGTGACAAAGTTTTCAGCCAAAACAGTATCATTAAAACTATCACCTATTTCAGCATCAGAACTGTTTAAAATGACGTGTTCAGGATTGATTGAATTGGTAGTAATAAAATCAGTTACGATCTTATTAAACGTGTTTGGTGGAGAATGATCAACGTGAACATTGTGAATATTTAATGCAATGCCGGTTATCGGACACACAGAATCACCGTCGAGGTTGTTCACTCTAAAAACAAATACATCACCTGAAATTGCTTGGCGGCAGGCGTTTTTAAACTTTCTCAGGGGATCGGTTGGTTTGAGGCATTCAAGAAAACTGAAATCTGTTTCGGTGCCATCGGTGCGTTTAATCCAGAACCCACGGTTTCTTTTGTGAACTGGATTTTGCCGGACGAATATGGTTGAAACACCACAACCAATTTTGACATCAGCAGAGGGGTGCATGGCAAGTATTGCTTTTATGAATTTGAGATTGATGTCATTCAAACCTTGTTCAAATTCATACGCATAAAGGATATCGCGAACCTTATCAGTTAAAGCCGATTTGGTTTTGAAATGCTCGCAATTCACCACATAACTTTTTGCCATTGGTGTAAATCCTTTGCTTTACGACTGCTGTATCAAGGAATCCTGTGAGTGTGGCAATAACTGTATCAGGTAGGGATGTCTTTCGATCTGTGGACCGGCGAGGTGGATGCAGGTGCGGATAAATTCTGACTGTGTACAGTCGATCGCGATTATGGCTTTGCCAAGATAACGTGCCATTTTCTCATCAATTTTGATGTTAACGGCATTGTCAAATTTCATCATCAGAACTCCTGTATTTACGATAAGAATTGATGGTGTCAATCACGTCAAGCAACATGGGATTTTTCTCAAACACTGGCATACCGAGCAACAAGCAGCCTCGAACCATCTTGCTCATGTTGACATCCATTTTATATGACAATTTTGATAATTCCTCAGCCAGGGAGCTGGTCATTTTAAAACTGATTTGTTTGTCTGCTGATGGCATGTTCGTTATTGACGGATATTTTCCTGAGTGTTATTCGGTTAGGTTGTTTGTTTTTTGGGTATCGGTGGTGGCGTACAGTTCGGGGTAAAGCATCATATCGCGTGTGACTTGTCCACCGGTAGCTTGTTCAATACGAAGAGCGAGGCGGGGCGATGGCTTGGCAAAATACAACAACCGATCAACATACGGCTTGGTCGTACCGATTTTCAAGGCAAATTCAAGACGTGATTTGCCATTTAAATAATCTTTGAGTTTATTATTGATTATCATATTTGCTATATTAAACCATGACGGTTTAATGTGTCAATGATTAAATTAAAAAGGTTTGATGTTATGATAAATGTCAATGAAATAAGACGAAAAAACCTGAAAAGATTAATTGATGAATGCGGAATAGAAAAAACCGAGTTGGCTCGCAGGATAAAAACAAAGCCGCAGTATATTAATAATCTTTTGAATGAAGAAAAAGGTCTTTCAGATAAAGCTGTATTGAAGATAGCTGTGGCATTAGGTGTTGAAGAAATCGAATTTTATAAAGGACTGCATGTTGAAGATCAAACAGAATTGCAAGAAAACAAAAAACAAACAGATATTCCAGATGAACGGTCGCTTTTAGGTATAGCGACGTATGTTATAAAATATGGTACTGGTGCACAGTATGAAAGATTCAGATCATTCGGTGAACTGATACGAAAAGAAATTGAAGATGTAAAAAAAGACAAATCATTACAATCCATGAACGTGCTGGTTTCTTCCCCCATGAAGCGTCCGGATGGACTGATGATCGTAAATGGAGGGAAATAAACAGTAACGGACGCAGACTTTGTTTTAAACTCACCTTATTATAAGAGGCTCGCGTGACTTAGGTCATGCGGGTCTTTTTTTTTATTCAAATTTTTATCTCTGCCTTTACCATCAATATCTTAATTTATTCTGTTAAAAAAAATAATAAACAAGAGTTGGTTATTGTTGTTGACAGTGTAAACATATTTAGTTTAATATAAACCCAACATAACAACACCCCAACACAAAATCTTGAGCACTCTTGATTGAGCGCGCAGACGGAAGATGTGTTCTCTGAACCAGATCGTGTTTGCACGTAGGCAGGGGAGAGGATCGGCGGATCGGGAAGCGCAAAGAACGATAGGAGGCAGTATGAACGGAAAAGACGATATGGCGATTGCAAAGAAAATGGGAGTCAGTGTTCTTGATCTGCATGAGATTTTATCCAGGTTTGAGAAGCTGGATGCCAGGGAGCTTAACCTGGTGGTGATGCAATTGATCAATAGGTCGATAATGAAGCTGGAGCAACCATGAAACGACAGATTGAAGACAAAGTTACGTCCTGGGCAGCTTTACTAAACTAAATATCAGTAAACAAGGAGATAATCATGAATAATACTTGGCCAGGTGGGATAAAACACGCAATGGATCAGGATGAACACTAAAGTTGGAATGCAGAACACTACCCTGGAACATTGCAACTTTGCGTAATGTGCGAAGAACCGACAGGACAGTGTGAAGAAGACGCAATTTATTTTGAAGACACAGGCCCCCTGTGTGAAGAGTGTAGCAGGATACTGGAGAAGAAACCATGATTGAAATTGAAATATTGAAAATGCAGCACCAAGTATTAGTAGCACTATATTTGATAGCGGCTTTTATAGTGATTCCTGTCAGTAAACCATACGCATATACGCTGTGCGGAGTTGCAATTTTCTTCGCAATTAAAGGATTTTTGGTGTGACAATGAAATTCCACAAACTAAAACCACCATCGGCCACCACCCGGCCAACACCCGCGCCCGCCGCTGACACAGGCATCTGTCAAATCTGCAACACCCGGTCAATTGCCGGGTATGTCCTGGGCAGCGGGCAGTATCTTTCAAGGACATGCCTCAGATGCTACCGAACGGCAGGCATAGAGTCCAGCGACCGGGGACAATTCAGGGCGCACGGGGCCTATAAACAATCACGCAGTTAACATCACAGCCCGGATCTCCAAGCGCGTCCCGATCACGCGCAGTAAACAAATCCCGCTCATATATCGGGCAACAGGTTGTACCTGTTATTGGTTCAGAAAGCGGACAAGGTCGGTTTTTTTTTCTGGCAGTAACCCGCAGCGGGTGCAGCGGTCATAAACACAGCAGGGATATGGTGGTTCAAGTCCACCTTGAAACGCGGGTGCAGTGAAACCCTGCTGGTTCGGGTTCAATTCCCGGTCTGCTATCCAACAATTAACAAGGAGAATCAACATGACAAGAACGAAGAAATTTATGTGGTTGGCAACCAGATTCAGCGATTTTAGAAGCAGGTGGATACTGTTTACTGAATGGGTAACCGGACACTCACCGGATGCTCGTTACGAACTCGAAATGAGAATGGGAGAATTATCATGATAATCGACTTGAGTTTGACAAATAACGACTTGTACGCAGGCTGTGAGGTTGAGTTGGTGGCAGGCAGGTTTAACCTGGTGACACCTGTGTCCCAGTCGATTGAAATCGTCGGAACAAATATCGGCAATATGCTTGCTACAGTACCACGGTCGGATCGGGATTCTGTAACCCTCACCGGCCCCATGGCCGTGTGGTTATATCTGGTTGTTTTCCATGCCGTGGTTCACGCTTTTTCAGAGGTGAAATACAACGATGGACGCAGTGATGATGTTGTTATAGCGCGGCACGGGGCCGCACAGGGATAGAAAGGGAGGAAGCCGGGAGCAAACAAACGGTAATTGATAATCCGCTCGTAACAACAGCGAGCAATCCCAAAACCGAGTCAACAAAATTAGGCTGTAAGTATCCATTAATGCCTCCGTATGGAAAGATACGGAGGCAACTTCAAAGGAGAAAACCTATGAATCAATCAGAAGTTGTGCATGACATGCGTCAGAGCGGTTGGGAACTGGATACAGTAAGAGGGGACGGATTCGTTCATCTGTATAAAAGGGATAGAGAGAGAAACTGTATTTACCCGGATTACACTGATGTGACGGTGTTCCCCAACGGAAGGGTAGCAGAAGGCGAATTCAATAAATATCCAAGAAAGGGATCGAGATTATGGACACAAAAGAATTAGTAGTCCGTGGTTCTGAATTGAAAATTCAGATCAACGCAATGACAGAGGAATTACGCGGTATCAACCTTGAACTGTCAAGAGCCGCGGAGTACCGCAACGGAAGCAAAACAGGCCACCTGCTTGAGGCAGGTATCAAGGTTACCGTCCAGATGAAGGAAAATATTAAATGGAATCAAGACAGGCTGGCGCAGGTGAAAACCCTGCTTCCTGATGTGTTTAACGACACTTTCATCTATGAGTTTAAACCGGCTTCGTCCAAAGCACTCGAAACGGCCATGAAGGATAACGCTGAATTTGCAAAGGCAATCGCCTGGAGCAGGGAAATTAAGCAAGGCGCACCGCAGGTGGTGTTCGAGAAGATTGAGGATGAGTGCGAAATCCCGTTTTGAAACAATAAACAAGGAGATAAACCAATGTTAAAACCAATAACCAGGGAAACAGCCAATAGATTAAATTGTTTGGTGATCGGAAACGCCGGTTTGGGGAAAACCAGTTTACTCCGTACAATCCCAGAAGATGAAAAAACACTGGTGCTGAGTTGCGAAGGTGGATTGCTGGCTGTGCGTGATTTGATTGAAAATGGACTGATTGAAGGTTTTGAAATAGGATCATTTGCAGACCTTAAAGAAGCATACCAAATGCTTTTAACTCCTGATTTTAAAACCCGTTACAAGTGGGTGTTCTTAGATTCATTGACAGAGGTTTCTGGTAAATGCCTCGAGAGCTTAAAGGCTAAGTATGTGAAATCAGAGGATACTTTCAAAATGTGGGGAGAGTTCTCTGATAATTTGACTCATATTATTAAGGCATTTCGTGATCTTACCGCATACTCTGTTGTCATGACATGCCTACCTGCTACGCAACTTGACGATTTAAACCGTCGATATGTCGGGTGTGCTGTGTCTGGGAAACAACTCCAAGAAAGATTGCCAAGTTATTTTGACTTGGTTCTTTATATGATTAACAAAGAGGACGAAGATGGTACTGAACATCGTGTCTTTATCACTTCTCCAAGTGACAGATATCCTGGTAAGGATCGCAGTGGTCGTCTATCACAGATCGAAAAACCTGATTTAGGTTATTTACGAAACAAAATTTTAGCAGGAGGAATTTAATTATGGCTCAAATTTCAGTAGATTTAACGCAGTACGAAGCACAGGATTCTTTTGATCTCCTTCCGCCAGGTTGGTACTCGGCGGAGATCATCAACTCGGAGATCAAAGAAGGGAAGAAAGGTCCTTACATCAACTGGACTTTTCAGGTAATTGGAAAACCGAATCACATCTGGATGATTACAAGTTTGGGGAACGAAATCTCGATGAAGATTCTCAAAACGATGGCCACTTGTTGCGGTCACCGGAACCCGAACTACATTGCAGACACAGAAGAACTGCACGGCAAACGGTGTCAGATCAAGGTGAAGATCAAAACCGATGAGAACGGTGATTACGAGCCGAAGAATGAGATTTCGGGATATAAACCACTGGACGGCGCAAAGGTGGCAGTCAATAACATTCCTCCGGCGCACGTCGCGGCTGCGGCGATGGCTGCTATTCCGGCAGATACAAAAATGCCGTGGCAGGTTTAAAGACATTGAACCCCTGGGGGATACCCAGGGGGGTTTAGGATAAAAGATGGATTACACGTTAAGGCCATACCAGGAAGAGGCATTGAAAGTAATATGGGATGCAATCCCAACTGATCAATTTATACTGGTTCAAGCGGCAACCGGCGCCGGGAAAACTTTGATTTTCTCTGAATTGATCAAACGTCTTTTAACGCAATGGCCTAATATTAGAATCGGCATACTGGCGCATCGCCGGGAACTTATTACGCAAGCGCAGGACAAGCTACTGAAGGTATGGACAGAAGCAACTATCGGCATTGCCTGCGCCTCAGTATCAAATGAAATTGACACTGATAAACCTGTGGTAATCGGGAGCATCCAAACACTATCCAGGCGCACAGGAACAACCGCACCATTTGATTTAGTAATAGTCGATGAAGCACACAAAATACCAGGCATGAATATCAATTCGCAGTACAAAACATGGATTGAAACCATGATCCGTTACAATCCAAAAACAAGAATATTGGGTATGACTGCGACACCATTTAGACTTTCTCAGGGATATATTTATGGGACCGCCTGTAAACCAGGCAATATCAACCTGTTCCCCGATTTGCATTATAGAATCAGCATCAGCGACTTACAAAAAGATGGATATTTGTGCGGATACCGAGCGAAGGCAACAGTAGATATTTCATCAGAATTAGCTACTGTCCGAAAAACAGGCGATTATAATGTGGGCGATCTGTCAATAGTGATGAGCAAACAACAGCATGTCGGCAGCGCCGTAGCAGCACTTAACGAACATGCAGCAGACCGGCGTCATGTAATTGTGTTTGCTGTAACCATTGCTCACGCTGAAAAACTTCGGGAAGCGTTTGGTGAACAAGCAACAATTATTCATTCTGAATTGAATGATAATGCCAGGTATCAGGCGCTTTCTGATTTTGAATCAGGGAAAATCAGGATAATTGTGAATGTAACAATACTTTCTGAAGGCTTCGATTCACCTGCTGTGGACTGTATTATCATGTGCCGTCCAACCATGTCACCCGGACTTTTCATTCAGATGACAGGCCGTGGCCTGCGTCCTCATCCAGACAAACAGGATGTATTGATCTTGGACTTGGCTGAGAATTGTAAAACTCATGGAGACCCAAATAACCCAAAAGTAGAGATACCAGGGAGATCGAAGAAGAAGGTGATTTTGGTTGAAGAAAAGAAAATTAAAACCTGTCCCAACTGTTCTGAAATTGTTGAACCGAGAGCAATGATTTGCATGGTGTGCGGTTGGGAGTTTGTAACCGAACGTAACGATCCGGTAGTGCTAACAGATTATCGGTTTGAGAAGCAGAAATCAGCTTCGATGGTTGCAGAAATAAGCGATATAGAAATGAGTAAATATGTCAGTAAAGCAGGGGGGTTGATGGTTAAGGCCGTGATAACCGCTTGGGTGCCAGGTAGTATCAACCCACATTTTATAAATCACTTTATGATCATGGGTGACGGCGGGCATCCTTACGCTATTTCCCGCAGTCGAGCTGCCTGGCGTAAAGTTACTGGAGAGGATCCTCCAACCAGCGCTCAGGAGGCTATAGAAAGAAAAGAGGAATTCGAGAGAGCATTGGGAAAAAATGGCTGGGTTTCTATTTGTGAAGAAAATAAATTTATGAAAATAGAAAAATGGTGTGTGCCAGAACCAGATAATTGCTTAATGCCAGTTCAAGAAGTAACAGAAGCACCTTTAGGTGAAGATCAAATACCATTCTGAAAGGAGGTGTAAAGTGTTGACTGATTCTGATGGCGTACATCATGGCGTTACGATGGCAAAAGCCATTATTAAGGCAATAGCAGACGGAAGAATTAGCCACGTCAAGGTGATATTTTGAGCAAGATGCCACCATTCGATAAAATTGCAAATGAGATGTATGAAGCCGCCGCACGTTCACGAGACAACCAGACGCGCCGATCATACTTGGGGATGTCTGCAATTGGTGATCCCTGTGCAAGAAAGCTATGGTTATCTTTCCGTGGATACACGCCGCTTCCACTTGATGGCCGTATCTTAATGTTGTTCAGGTTTGGCGACCGGGTGGAAGAGGAAATCATTTACCACCTGCGCCTCGCCGGATACAGTGTAGAAGGCCAACAGGAATCTTTTTCAGATCATGACGGTTGGTTCAAAGGACATTGTGACGGAATCATTCACGGAGTTACCAGACGCCAACATATTTTAGAGATTAAAAGCTGCAACGCAAATAAATTCAAAGCGTTTCAGCAATACGGCATACAGAAAACATACCAGGTATATTACGATCAAGCTATCTGTTACTGCGGATATGCCGGCCTCGAACGTGCTTTGTTCGTCATACAGAACAAAAACAATTCTGAAATCTACACTGAGAGAGTATATTTTGATTCTGAAGTGTTTGAAGCACTCAAACAAAAGGCGTACCAGATTATAACGGCGAACGATCCGGCGCCGCAATCTTTCACAGAAGATTCTCAGACGTGTGGTTGGTGCGATCACAGGGTAACTTGCTGGATGCCATCAGAGGCGATCCAAACACTGCGGGATTGTATGACGTGTGAGTATTTAAAATGGATTGGACTTGTGCGGAGCTGTCTACATAAAGATCATCCGTATGAAATCAAGCAACGGATAGGAGTCTGTGGTGATTTTATTTTAAAAAATATCGAGGGGGAGCTATGACGCGATCAAGAATAACAAGCGCATTAAATGATTTGTAGAAAAAGGTGAAAACGAAAACAACTATAGAAGAAGCTCTTAAAGTCTGTCACCAATGGACTGCTGATCTGATGGTGGTATGTAGAAAGGAAGAAATTGATGGTTATCGAAATGGTGTTAAAAACTCCAGGAGTTAATAATGAGAGCAATCGTTGAAATCGAACTGGAATTGGACGGCGAATACCAAAAAACAGACAATCAGTCTATCGTTGATGCAATACTGACATCTTTGGATAGTTCATGGAAAATTAAGAACGATAGACTGGCATTTTTTAAGTCGGCAACATGCAAACTGAAAGGGAAACCATGATTGATAACGACAATGGTACAGTAACCGACGAATCCACCGGTCTGATGTGGCAGCAGGAAACGATACCAAACAACACGATGTCATGGATACAGGCACTATCTTATTGTGAGAGGCTGAATCTTGGAGGCCATACTGACTGGCGGCTACCTACCATTAAAGAATTAATAAGCCTGGTGGATTACAGGCGACATAATCCAGCGATTGATACGGCTTACTTTCTAACTGCGGTTGTTTCGTCCCTTTATTGGTCTTCTACTACCTACGCAAGCGATACGCTCCTTGCTTGGAGCGTGTATTTCTACAACGGCCACGACTACATGAACTATAAGAACGTCAGTTTGTATGTCCGCGCTGTTCGAGGGGAGGAAAAATGATTGATAATGGCAACGGTACTGTAACCGATGAAGCCACCGGTCTTATGTGGCAACAAGAAACGATACAAAACAACATGATGTCATGGAGACAGGCACTATCTTATTGTGAGAGGCTGAATCTTGGCGGCCATACAGACTGGCGGCTGCCTACCATCAAGGAATTACTAAGTCTGGTGGACTACAGCCGCTATAATCCGGCAATCAATACAAAGTACTTTCTGGATGCGAAGTCGTCATTTTATTGGTCTTCTACTACCGCTGCACTCAATGAGGATTATGCGTGGGGAGTGAACTTCGAATATGGCCATGACGGCCTGGAAACCAAAAAATACAGTTATTATGTCCGCGCTATTCGGGGAGGAAAACAATGATCGACAACGGCAACGGTACTGTAACCGACGAAACCACCAGTCTGATGTGGCAGTAAGAAACAGCAATGTTTATGTCTTGGAAGGATGCTTTGTCATATTGCGAAAAACTACAACTCGCAGGTTATACCGACTGGCGGCTACCATTGCTGACTGAATTAAATAGCATTATTAAGGAAAGACGGCAGACAAGCGGCGGCTCTTGATTTTGTGAAAATGTTATTTAATGCACCTATTGACAGAATTGCTATCGAAAATCCTGTCAGTATAATTTCTACCGCAATCAGGAAACCAGATCAGATAATCCAGCCATATCAATTTGGTGATCCATATCAAAAGGCAACGTGTCTTTGGTTAAAAGGTTTGGTGAAATTAAAGCCAACGAATATAGTATCAGGAAGAGAACAAAAAAATTATTTTGAACCGCCTTCGCCAGACAGATGGAAAAATAGATCAAGGGCATACGCAGGGATAGCTGATGCTATGGCTTCGCAGTGGGGAGTTCATGCTGGTTGGTCATATACTCAACGGTGTTTTTAAAGGAATTGAAAATGAAGAAATGTCTTTTTTGTGAAACAGAAATACCAGAAGCAAGCGCAAGGACAAGGTTCTGTTCTGACGCATGTTCGTGCAAAGATAGGAATAATCGGCACAGAAAACCGATTGTAGCTTATGAAGCGATACCCTGTAAAAACTGCGGAAAAATGTTTACGCCGAAGCAGTCTAATTCTGTTGCCTGCGGAAGACCGGGATGTAAAGCCATCCATGTTCCGGTGTTGAAATATAAAAAATGTTTGATTTGTGGAATCGAAATAACAACAAAATTCAGGAATAAATATTGTTCGGATAGGTGTGCGAGTAAAACGAGGATAAATGAATTTGATGACAGGCCATGTATCTATTGTGGAAAAATGTTTGCCCCTAAAAATAGCAGATCCCAAATATGCCAGGATATAAAATGTCTAAAAAACCACCACATAACGCTACAAAAGTCTCGACGTGCCATCGAAACTGGACAAGAACAGGAAATCTCGAAAGAGGTCATTTTAACAAAATGCCCGAGATGTAGCATAATATACCAACGGAGATACGCACCAGCATGGGGCGGTCGGGGAATGCCTCGGATATTCTGTAATGCCTGCAACCAACACAGTTACAACATCCAAAGCGAAATCTGGGGTAGTAACGAAGTCTATGCGTGAGGGGTTTGAAAGTGAGAGCACTTATAAAAATTATATCTAAAATAGCAATAGCCTCAGCTATAGCAGAAAAAGCCATAGAAGCCTCGGCAGATGACGTTATCGCAGCAGGGTTGTATGCAAGTATGGATACTGCTGCAATGGCCGCGCTTGCTGCATTCCCTGGGGATTTAAACCAAAAGGAAATTGCTCTTGTCCAGAAAAAAATAACTCTATTCTGTGATGAAATGGGTTGGGATCATAAAAATCTACACATCCACAACTATTTAATTTTTTCTACCGAACAACTCGAATGTGTAAGGAGTGAACTTGTGGCGCACAACGCCGATACCCGGAAGATTGAAGCGATAGAGAGATTAATTGCAACAGAAGTTGATATTTATGAACGGTTTTCTGATTTGGGGGAATATCCTGAGTGCGCTATTGAGGGGATGAAGGCCGCTGATATATGGAACCAAATATGGAGTTAGAAATGATGCAAGATTTGCATAAAACAGCATTGCCAGCCATAAATTACGACTGGTTTTGTAATATATATCATTGCAAGATGTTACGTTCTGCCTGCGAACGTCGTCAAGAACTGGCAAAATACAACGGCGTAAACCAATACCGTGCGCAGTACTCTGATACATGCGGAAACTGCCAACAAGTAAAAAAAGGAGTCAAAATGTTTACAGAAGAGATTGAAACGATCACAGTTAATGAGAATGAAACGACAAGAGTCTGCCGTATCTGCAAAGAAGTATTACCAATGGAAGATTTTTATAAAAGTATTGATTGCATTGGAGGCAGGGAACGGACGTGTAAAAAATGTCAGGCAGTGAGAAAAAGAATAACAGCAGAATCAAAGAAATCCGAAGCGAAAATATCAACGGTAAAGATTAAAGCTGAGCCACCGAGATTGCCGGCTGGACTGCCGCCTGGTGTTTCAATAAATCCGGTTTATGGGAGTGACGACTTTCCGCTCACAAAAGATTTTATCTGTGATTATGATCATTCGGTAACGTTAGATTTTTCGTATCATCCAGACATGTTGAAATCGGTTTTAGACGCCGCAAAACGTGAGTTCAGGACACCAGCAATGCAAATACTTTTTATATTATCGAAACATGTTGATTAAAAGCGAGGCACCATGGAAATAAATTGTATAGATGCAATGGCGGATAAATGGCCGTCAACGATTTGCGCTCGGGGAGCAATCAGTGAGTTTACTGGTGGAGTATATTCACCAAAATTTCTTGCGAATGAAGATTGTGCCCAGAGAGGGCCTGTCGGGAAAATATTAATCGGTGGGCATGTCTGTTATCCAGTGACGGGCTTGATCGAATGGTTGAAGTCCAGATCGTCAAGTTCATGGGCAGCACGTAAAAAAAACAAATAACGATACCTTGGATATTTTACCCATTGGATGAAAAACACGGGACAGATACGGGATAAAATCTGTCACAATAAAAAAGGGGTTACAGCTTTTCGCTGTAACCCCTTGATTTTTCAAGTGCCGAGGGACGGAATCGAACCGCCCACACGGGGATTTTCAGTCTCTTATATGTCATTTCCTGACACTTCCCATACTTTCCTAAACCAGCAATAAATAATTGACATTACAAATGATGTGGTGTTATATCCATCCTAAAGTTTCCTTATAAATCATTAATTTCCAATAAAAAATACGGGATAGATACGGGATAACTTTTATGGGGGTAAGGTGTCGAAATGGGTTAAAGCAAAAGCACAAGGTGTACGCTATAAGGAACATGCCAGCCGTAAACATGGATTACAACTTGATCGGTATTTTTCTATCAGATACAGAGTTGATGGTAAGGAAAAAGAGGAAGGCTTAGGATGGGCTTCTCAAGGTTGGGCGATCACAAAAGCGAGAGATACCCTGGCTGAACTTAAAAGAAACGCCAGAACCGGAGAAGGTGAAAAAACCCTGTCAGATAAAAGAAAAGTAGTAAATGCTGCAAAACTGGCTTTGAATATTGAAAAGGCACGAATTGAAGCTGTAAACATCACATTCAAAACTTTTTTTGAAAATGAATATTTGCCGATACAAAAAACGCACAAAGACCGGGAGACTTGGGTTAAAGAAGAGCAACACGGAATCGTTTGGATTTTTCCTGTTGTCGGTAACATTCCGATGAAAGACATATCAAGTTTTCACATCGAGCGAATCAAGAAAAATCTGCTTGATGCTGGAAGATCACCGAGAATGATTCAATATTGTTTCGCCACAATCCGGCAGGTCTGGAACCATGCACGCCGTGCCGGTATTGTAGCAGTAGATCCACCCACCAGGGATGTCAAAATCCCAAAGTTTGATAACAAGCGGCAAAGGTATTTGACGCCGGATGAATGTGACAGACTGCTTGAAGAATTGAAAAAACATTCAGTAACAACCTATCAAATGGCGCTTATTTCCCTGGATGCCGGAACAAGATTTTCGGAAATTGCAGGGCTGCAATGGCAAAACGTCGATTGTGTGCGGGAGACTTTGGCACTCATGGATACCAAAAGCGGTAAAAACCGAACTGTTTACATGACCGAGCGAATCAAGGACTTGTTTTCCGGGATGCCAAAAACCGGGCCTGATGCGCTGATATTCCCCGATAGAAACGGGAACCAGATTAAACATATCAGTAAAACCTTTGATGATGTCGTAGATACTCTGGGGCTGAATACAGGGATTAATGATAACAGATTGAAGTGCGTATTCCATTCTTTGAGGCATACGCACGCAAGCAGGCTTCTTGAATCTGGTGCTGATATTTATCGCGTAAAGGAACTGCTGGGCCATGCAAGCGTTACCACTACTGAACGCTACAGCCATATCACTGCGGATAGGCTGCGGAGCGCGATTAAAGATATGGAAAAAATGAATCTATCGAATGTCATACCTATACGGAAAATCGGGTGACTGTTTCAATAATTTGTGGTATTTACAGAATATACCCCATATGGTTTCGACCCAGGGCGCGGGGCTGCTTCGGTGGCCCCTGCTTATAAAAAAAAGGCAGGACAAACAGATTAACGTTTGTTCTGCCTTTTTGCATTTAATATAAATCTTGTTATATTATTTAATATTCAGTTAACCGTATCCCCCCAGGATCCAGAAAAATCAGCTCATTATTTCGCAGCACAAACTCGCCCAACCCTGTCACTTTTATAAAATATATTTCGGTTGTCATGAAGGGATAAGTTTTTTTCTGATCCCCCCACAGAAACACAGCATTCCCAGAGCAATCTGGCCCAAACGATGCCGATGAGAATTTCATCAGATATAAATCGTGGTCGATCGTCAGCATATACGATTTTCCGCACACCCCTGTATCTGCCTCAGCAGCAAGCGCGGGGACTGACATCATCAGCACAAACAGCATAATCAATATTATTCGTTTCATGTTATTTTCCGCCTTTCGTTATATTGCAACCGACATCAATCGCATAATCTTGGACACATAGCCTATTGTTTCGCCGCTTTTCCAGCCGACAACTTTTTTAGAGACAGCGGTAATACTCGCCCACAGGTTGGGATCTGCACCGCATAATTTTTGCGCTTTAAGGATGTTCCCTGCCCCGGCATTATATGCCCCGAGCATAAACGCTATCCGGTCAACCTCGGGGCGTGGCCCCGACCACATAAGATATAATTTTTGGTCATAATATATCCCGGCTGCAATGTTTTGTTCCGGATCGTCAATTGATTTTATCCATGAGTTTTCACGCCGAATGTCTTTGAACGTGCCCGGCATTATCTGCATAATGCCCTTGGCTCCACACCATGATTCAGCATCCGGGTCCAGCATGGATTCAGCGATCCCCTGGGCTTTAAACCATCGCCAATCAAACGATGCCCCAAAGTGTTTCTCGGAATATTTACGGAAAAGCTTATCGTATTCTGTTGTAAACGCCACAGAGTCAACTGTAGTCACGATCTTCAAGGCGTACCTCCTGTAATGCCCGCCACGGCATTTAAAATGAAAACGAATACTATGGGCAGCATCAAAACAGTATCAATAGAGAGATAAACCGACAACAAGGCCAACCGCAAGCCCCAGGCCGATAAACATCCCCAACACCACCATCCCGACAGCAGGATTTTTCTCAAGCAACTCACGACTGATGTCAAATGCCATCATTCCGGCGAGCAGCCGGTATCCAACGACCATGAAAAATATTGCGATCCAGCCGCCGTATAGGGCAATCAGCGCTTTGGTAATTAACGGGTTGTCAAAAATCATAAACTCTTTCTCACTTTTGCTACCGCAGCTTCAATCGCCAGGTTGATTACTGATGCACCTATTTCGATGCCTTGCTGTTTTAAATCGTCAACGATAATATCAAAAGCATACGAGCGCTTCTCGTTGTTATCAAGAGCGCTTGCCGCAGCCGCAGTCACCGCATCAATTGCAGCTTCCATCAGTACCGGCCCTATTTTGCTCATCAGCACCATGATAAATGGTTTCAGAAACTCCCACATCTGGCTCATTATGAATTGGATTTTGATCATGTTTTTTTCTCCTGAATAAATTTGATAACCAGATATCCCAATCAAACTCAAATGTTTTTGAGATTGTGAATAGACGGGTATCAGGGGGCTCGTCTCGGTTCATCGACATTCTGTTCTTCCTTCGGCTTTACCAGCCGTGCAATATCACGCGCGATATCAGAGTTTTTGTATAGATGGTAGGCAACTCTATAGTTGTCGTAGTATGATTCAGGTGGAGGTTTGTCACTTGTTTTCATTAATTTTATCGTCCTGCTTTTTAAATGGTAACTTTGCAATGTTCCCCATTGTACTGCCCATGCTTTTAATCATGTCGAAAGTATCTGACAGTAATTTTACCGCCGAATCGTCAGTATTTGATGGGGTTAAGACTGCAATGATTTTCAACAGATTTACTGCAACCATAATGCCTATCCAGTTCTGCCCGAAAAACTCTATGATTATTGCGTTTGTGTTAATCATTCAAATTCCTCAAGTGTATCTTCAGTCGGAGTTCCGCTCAATTCCCTGATAATTCTATTGGACAACGAATCATTCACCCCTTTTGCATTTTTAGCGAGCAGCAGAGCAAAATCAATAACAGTTTTCTTATCCCCATCTAACGCTGCTCTGATGATTCTTATAATTTCAGTATTCATTATATTAATCCTCACAATTTCAGGTTTCATCATGTCATTTCCCTTGGAGATAGTCTGAGTTTAACGACTCCCTCAGTTCGGTTTGTGGAAACAAATCTTCTCTTTGGGCGATCCCACAAAGTGGTTGTTTCATCAATCTCATTTCTTATAGAAACAGTACATATATTTTCTCTTGAAAGGTTTTTATTCGCTATTAAATTTGCTTCTTCTTGTAGCATTTTAGGAATGTTTATTGCAAACTTTGGGGAATATATATCTTTTATGTTTCTTGCAATCCTTATCGTTAGGGCAGGATAATTTTCATTTGATGAATCATTGAGCATTCTTACCATAAAATATTTCCTCTGAGTCTTCTCCACACATATACGCATTACAAGCCATAGGCCGTTTTGTTCTGTCCTTTATTCCACAGCCGTCTTTTGTGAGATTCTCACAATCTATACAACAGGAACCGCAGGACACAGGACAAATAATGTCTTCTCGAATTGTGATCATCTTTACCATCCCTTTAGTTTCCGTATATGATGTGGCTTTGACTTCTTTTCAACAAACTTAAACTCTTCGACTTTAACAAACGCCCGCGAATAAGTGTAATAACTATTATCAGGATTTATGCTTATCGTAACAGCATCCTCGTTATGCTTGTAAGAAAAAGAATCTATTCCTGATGTTATTTCATAGCGGGGCATACTTTACCAATCCAAATATCATCTCATTTCCCTCGGAGATAGTCGCAATTTAACGACACTATCAGGATAACTTGTATTAACATATCTACGTCTGACAGGCTGTTCACATGTCTCAACAGAAGGGTAACTTGTCGTATAGTATCCTATGGGATACGACAATTCATATGGACAGGTCGAGTTATCTTCAAAATATTCCACGCAAGTATCATTCGTTTTAATTGGCTTCAGTATCATTTTTCAACATCCCGATCCAAATTATGAAATCTCAGTTTCCCTATCTGCTTAACAAACGTCTCAGCCGTTGCCCATTTCGGCGGAGATATGGATATGTCGTAATACCCATCCGCGCCCGGAACCGGGTTTTCCACTATCCCATCAACCGCATTGCTTGCAACCAGTAAACACTCAAGCCAATCAACTGCGGTTTTTCGTGGCCAAGTCGTAAGTTGTTTATCCTTCGGATCTGTCATAGATGAATACTGCCATTTCTTGAAGACAACCGAAAGCAAGTCATTACCCCACCATGATGGTCTGGCCACACGGTTCATGATACTTGACGCCACCGCCACCTTTCCTTCGTATGATTCCCCGCGTGCCTCACGCCAGACAACCAGAGCAAGAAAAACCTTGTCCGTTGCTTCGTGTGTCAATATTTCAAAATCAATCATATAATTTACCTTTTGTCAACAATCTATTTCTTTCAAGGATAAAGTGTTCATGCTGTTTTGTATTGTATCCGCTGTCCACCAGCCAATTACACAATTCCCTGAGAGATTCGATTTCCGAAGCTGCAAGTTTGAGTTGTTTAGCTATTAGTTGGGAACTTATGAATTCGTCAGAAAGTACCTTGCGAGCGGTTTCATGAAGAGACGATGCATCTAACATATCATGCCTCTTCCTTTTGATCTGATGCACGCCTACCAAACGGCATAGAAACTATTGCACTGTTTACTCGTAATTTAAATGCCTTTTCCAACTCATTAATTCTTTCTGTATGATCCGATCGTTCTCGTAAAACCAAATCATGAATACTGAACATAGTTTTATTTGATTCTTGGTTAGCCATAATTGTAGCGAGTTTCTCATGGATTTCAAGCCAATATGCGTGCGTTTTGTTGTTAGTTTCATGTCGTTTATAATCCTGAGTATTAAGCGATGCTTGTAGCGAATCAATTTTCTTTTCTAATGAATCACGGACTTTATCTCTGCTTTTAGTACAGTGTGCTGTTTCTTCTTCGCACATTGATTTTGTCATGACATGCTTCATGTCCTTGATATAGTAACTTTCCATGCTCTCGACTTTCGCTTCAAGTTTTTCAATGACTTTCCGGAGTTCGTCGAGAACTCGGATATTATTTTTGAATACAAATGCAGCGCCACCAAAGGCAAATGAAAATGTGATTAACGGGATTAGAATATCAATGTGGTCGAAGATGTTCATTAGGTTTTTTCCTTATGGATAGACGTTCATAGATTCGACTGCAAAGGTTTTCCTGCTTTTCCATTCAGCTTTTTTGCTAACATGCCAGTTCTCTACTGGCCGTAAGTACCCGACAATTCTACTATAAATCTCGGTTTTTGGGTTAAACACCGGAGACTTTTCATAGCAGCCGTCGCACTTCATCAGATATTCAGTCTGCGAATGCCAGTCTGCCGGTGGCTGAAATACTGCGCCACCAACTATAATGGTATCTTCATCGTCCTGAGTTGCAGTGACAATCACTGATGATCGACAATCCATACATTCACCCTCAAAAATGAAAGGATTCTGTGTTTTAAGCATTTCTCTAAGTCTTTCTAATTTCAATTCAAAAGCCTCCCTTGATGTTTACATAAACACGGATAGCAGCATACATCAGTAACGCTATACAAGGATGTCCCTTTGCAGATACACACCGTCTGAGTTCTTGATCGGCTTTCAGACGCATGGGAGAAGACTTTTGACACTCAGCATCAGCAACAGAGTAGTCATGCGACTGGCAGCACTCAAGCCAGTTTCCGTTTGGAAATCCTGTACATCTATTATCCTGCATTGATTATTACCTAAATGAATAATACCTATTGATTTTAATGATCTGAGCATAAAACGGGATATGTTCAGAATATTTAGTGATCTGGTCTATTAAAACATCTGACCCTGTAAATAGCACATTCGGCCTGATGTCATTGTCATCTGTTCCATGTTTTAAAATTTTGAACTGTAATTGCAATGCTTTTCCTGATTTGTTCTTGTCCGGATATTTGCTCGTTAATATTCGGTATCCGGTTATTAAGATTTCAGAATTCAATACTCTGTCCAGTTGGATTTTATCTCCGTCCAGTCCAATTGGTTCATCGGAAAACTCAGCAAAACGTTTTATGGCCATGTTACTACAGGGATTTCGCTTAACAGCTCTGTGATTGTTGGAGGCTGTCTTATCCCTGATTGTATCTCCGCCAGGATTTCGTAGCATTTAGACCACACTGCATCACGCCAAGAAACACATGCCTGCCCCTCTGCTGCAAATGTTACATTGTTGGATGTGGCATAGGTGCAAGCAGATAAGATGCCGTCATATCCTCTGGTTTGTGCGGTGACATCAAGCACTGACTGTACTGAGTTGATGTAAGCGCACTGGCTCATCATGTCTGATGAAGGCACAATAATCAGGTTGTATTCGTATCCTGGTTGTGGAGGATCACCTGTCTCGACAGCCACAATGCCAAAAGGCACGGCGATGTGACTATCATCGTATTGGGTTACAATGGGGTAGTTATTGCTATGTGAGATCATTTTTTATATCCTTATTGGTTTTGGGATACTGTATCGACATGCGCCAATTAGCATCAATTTAACATCTGTGGTTATTTTCTTTAGCCACAAACCATTAGCATTACCATGCACAAACCAACCATAATAACTCATAGTGGAATTGACATCACCTGGGGATACATTCTTCGGCTTTAATTTGTCTATTTTCTTGAGAAACTCTTTCACAATTGATTTGCGAATAATCGTTTTGTGTCCAAAAAATCTATATCCAAGAAAATCTATGCCTCGGACTGACGTTGGAAATATCTGCCAGTTTGATTTTATATCCAGGTTGAGATTATTGTGTAGATATTCCTGCATTTTGTAAAATGCACGTCTCAGAAACGACTTGTCATGATGGAGTACCACAATATCGTCACAGTACCGGGAATAATATTTAATGCCCAATTCGCTTTTGACCCAGTGATCAAAATATGCCAAATAAAGGTTGGCCATATATTGACTGAGATAATTCCCGATTGGAACACCCGGAGCGCTGTCTATGATAACATCCAGTAACCACAACGTGTCCTTGCATTTAATTTTGCGCCGGATAACCGCCTTTAAAATGTCATGGTCGATGGATGGATAGAATTTTCGGACATCCATCTTGAGACAATATTCCGTTCCATGAGTATCTTTCAAAAACGTTTTCATCCGGCGAACACCGTCATGAATACCCCTGTTTTTCATCGAAGCGTAGGTATCTCTGATAAATACGTTCATCCAAATAGGCTCTAATATCTGCATGATGCAATGATGGATAATGCGATCCGGGTAATACGGGAGTTTATAAATCTCTCGGGTTTTCCCCGTTTCGTTCCGTGAAAATATTTCATACGGTGAATTGATAAATGACTTATTTTTTAACAATTCATGGATTTCTTGGAAATATTTTTCTGGATCGGCATCTACCATTTTAACCTCTGAATAATGGCCTTTGCCTCTTCTTGCGTTTGTGTGCGCTAACCTAATGTTTGGCATTGCGTAAATGCCTGTGTATATTCCGTTGTGTCGTTTCATTTTCTATTTAATCCACTGCTGCTTATGGTCGCGAACGTTCGGACTCCGTACTAATCCGCATGAACCAAATAAGCCTGTTTTGCCGAGAGGCAAGGTTGATGTTGTGTTGACAGTTATAATTTTTAAAGCAGCTTCCTGCCTGCCGATATTCGCATTGCGATTCCCGGACTCTGAATTATTCGCATTCAGATTCGTGGGACCTGCATTCACGCCATTATTCAGATTGCTGCCTGAAATCAAACTCTGCCAACCCGCCGACGCGCCACACAGCATCGCAACATCAACCCTAAATCATATTTATAATGTATCTACTGGTTCTAAGCAGCAGCCCGCCCGCCGAAATTCGCATTGCGATACCCGGACCCCGAACTATGCGCACGCAGATACGCGGGACCCGCACGCACGCCAGCAGGCAGATCGCTGCCCGAAAGCAAACCCCGCCAACCCGCCGACGCGCCAGGTTGGTAAAAATAATCACAGAGATATGTAGATGAACTTCCTGCAACTAATTTTGGTAGCAATCTGCCAGGAAATAACGCTGATATATATCCATCTGACGCTGGTAGTGCAACACTACTTCCGTAATTTGTAGCTGTGTCTTCTGCCCATTGCGCTGGAGTGTTAGATAAATATACCTGTCCGGTACTGCCCCAATTGATATTTATCCCATCAACCCATTTCCAGATATGCCCATAAATATTCTCGATCCCACGGTAGGAATTGGCAACATATAGACCGGCTGTCAAAATCCCGGATAAAACAGAGTCCAACCCGGCTAAATCAACAACTACACTACCACTGGCATTTCCAAGCCCCATCGTCCGGCCTGTTTTTCTGCAATAGGCATATGACCACCCACTTGCTGCCGTGAACCCAGGGAGATATGTTTGACCGTCCAGGGACGCGAACTCAGTCGTCATTAAAATCCAGATCGCCTCGTAAGCATAAAACCCATTGCTGTGAAAATTGGCTCCGAAATTGGTATGAAGCGTCCTATAATTCGGGTTGGTAGTGCCACGATATTGACAAGTTAATGGCGTGTATCCAGGGAGCGATACAGCCTTATCATCTGATGCACAGATAGTCGCTCCATCGTGGCTTAAATATGCAGAGGCGGATGTGTCATACCAGATTGATTCAAACGCCGAGAAGTATTTATTTGTAGAATAAACACCGCCTTCGTTAAACCAAGGGTGAACCACACTTTCAACCAGTGTGCCAGCAGATGGTTTTCGAAAAACAAATGGTGACTGACTGATTATAATGTAAGTGTTTGTTCCGTCCTCAGTCCAAACATAGTGGAAAGCAGGGACTTCGGTGAATACTGCGCCATCGACTTTTGGGTTAGCGGTTCCAACTGAATACGCATCCCCTGAAACGAAAATGTTATCATTGACGGATAGTGCAGTGTTGCTGTCAACGGCGGTTATCATCGACCTTTTTCCAGTTGTAACATTTTTCACCCACTGGCCCGCCACCACACCTTTCGTTGCAAATGTCTCAGCGCTTGCTATTAACTTGTTTGTTGTCGTTGACGTAGCTGTACCAGTGATTGTAGGTGCTACGTTGAGTTTGTTGATAGAATCGGCAGGGTCAAGGTCATAAATTTTGACACTGCTGGTGTTCAGCACGCAGCGTTTCATCTGCTCCTGCACTGGTAATGATATGTATCCAGTCTCAACCCAAAATCCCCCACAGATTACAATCCCTTTTGTTAGTATCGGGGAGCTGTTAGCAGTAACCCACTTGACTCCATAAGTGAGTGAGAGACGACCAACGTCAAAGTTACCATTTAACTTTTGGATAGCTTGGAGAACCGAATCAGATGAGGCTACCGTTCCGGCTCCTGATGTGTAGCCAGACAGTATATTTGGTGCTTTCTCCGAATTTATACTTGTAAAAGCCATATTTACTCCTTATGATGTCTCTAATTGCCATGATGTACCCAAAACACTCGCCACCCACTGCGTACCGTTCCAATCCAATTGCAGCTCATCTCCTATCGACGCTGATTTAATGCTCCCACCGGCTTTGCTTACTGTTGATAGATACCGGATTGTCTCACTTCCGTTTGCGATAAAAGTGTAATCGTACGCGGCGGTGATAATAGCAGGAACTCGGTATCCGTCCGCACCGGCAGGGAGAATCATTACAACTTCGGTGGTTGCTCCGGTGTTTGTATATACATTAAATCCAGAGCAGTCAGCGCCGGTCATGGTGACAGGACTCACGGCTTGGGTGTGGTTGACTCTGGTGAATGTGGCAACTCCTGCACTCAAAACTCCACTGTTAATTGTCAAGCCCGCACCAACTTTAATCCCACCAAGTACGCTACCAGTTGCAGCCACCTGTGCCACTGTTA